GTCGACGTCAGAACTAAGCGGGAGGGGACCGTCATACCAAGAAGCAATCTTGCCATACCCGAGTGAGCACATGAGCTTGGATAGTGCAGCACCCTGCTGGCGTACTTTCGTACCCACAGCTCCGGGTGTGGCATTGGCCGCAAAAACAACATCACGCCCATCACAGCGACATACACCCATGCCTCCCAGCCAAGTGGGGGAACGCAGGACGCTCGCTTTGGGTCTAAACTTCTGGCCATTGTGTTCAACGACGCTCCAGAATTTGACAGCAATGCTGCGCATGCGCTCAAATCGTGCCTCATGTCCGCCACGCCTAATACAGCGGTTTATCCCATCGCTAACATTTTGCACTGATTTTATGCCAGCATAGCGTGGGCTCGTTTGTGTATCACCTGATGTCAGGCCAGCGATTGCGCGGCAATAGCTACCACTGATTGATGGACCCTCACGATACATCAACCGCAAATACTCCGCGCGGCGCAGACTAACCATTTGCTTATCTGCCTGTGCATCAAGGCCCAGCTCATCAATTAAACTAACGAATTTGAGCGCAGTCCAAAGCGAGGGCGAATCACCTTCCATGTCATCACCCAGAACGCTGTACCTGCTCAGGGGATCACGCCCGTAGCGTCTGATGAACATGAGACGCTGAGCGGTGGTGTAGGCAAAGTTGTAGGTGACGTTGATGTACATCGTGCTGCGCCAACCTGACCATAGGCCCCGGACTAATTCCACGAATTGGCCAGTTGGCAGTCGAGCTTCAACCTTGTCCAAGGCATTTGCGCACCACCGACATGCAAGCTGCATGAAGTCGGTCATCGTCTTAGCATCAGTGATGTCAGTGCAAGGAGGCAATGCCAACTTGCCAGCAATCGCCTGCGCTTGCTTGAACCACAACATCTGCATCCTCTTGAAAGTGTGGAGTATATTGTAATCCGCAAAATCACTGCATGCACGCACAAAGCCACCCATGCTGCTGGTCATGCGCATGGTCATCTGGGAAAATTCCACAAAACTATTCTGCTCCAGAGTTATGTTGTCAATGCTGCGCAGTACATGTCCTTCCCCACCCCAAAGAGCAATTGATTCCATGATCCAATGCCGCAGGGGCCCTGGCAACAGCATACGTAGTTTCCCAGCTTCATACTTGTGCGTGGGCTGACCTATGCAGTTAGGCCTTATTCCGAAACACTCCAGTATGCCACGCGGACCCATCACATTGAGTTGCGCAACTTTGGAGCCGCCGCTGGTGGGGAACACAGACCCATCGCCAGCAATGACAGCAAGGCCCTTCGACGGAGCGCTCCCAGATGTGGACCACGACAAGAAATCTGCACAAAAATCGTCCAAAGTCTTATCCGCTTGTGCCATACAACCATCCGCATAAAGTGACGCCAAATAATCGGCGACATTCTCAACAAGGCCCTCAAAGGTACCAGGTTCACAGCCATATGCGTTGTCATTGATGGGTGTAGCCGGCGTAGCGCGGGAGGCGAGCTCTTCAGCAAAATCAAGATGCCCAAAACGAAAGCGTCCAGTCAACAGCTGCAGATACAGATAGTGGTCGACTGAAAAAATACCGTCAAACCAAGCCACAGAATCCGCATTGCGGATTAGGGTGTGTATGTGTTTGCAAATTTTGATGTAGGAAGCAATATCACCATTCAGCAACCCAAAAAGCGCATCGAGCCGCAGGAACTCACCCCAACCACCGTCGAGGCCACAGCACCACTGAACGACATTGGAGCACATCTGGCCTCCGAAGCCCACCAACCTCTGCAACAGGGTGCACAGTTGGTCGTATGCCAAAAATCCCTGCTGAAGCTGATCCTGCGCGTATGCCAATGACAACCCAACAGAAACCTGTTCCCTTTCTTCCAACATGCGGCTCGTGGTGGGAAAGATTCTTTTGGCCAACCAACTATGGGACTCAGCGCAATAACGCCCTTCCTTCAGTAGTCGCAGCAAGGTGGGCAACTGTGCCACAGGCCCCCCACGCACACAACGGGCAGCCGCATCCACCGCATCGCCCAGAGTGGAGTAAGTGCAGATGCCAGCACGCCTCCAGCTGCCCTCACATTCGGTGAGATGCCTGACTCTACCCACCTGGTCTGACCTAAGAGCACCAGATCGCGCGCGCTGCTTCAGGAGTGATGGCGACACAGGAACAAACCCAACAACAATGCCAGCGCGGAGCCAGTAATCCACAACTTTGTCATCGTTGACGTTGACCAAAACCGTCTTCCCACAAAGGGCGGCATTAGCAACATTGTGCTGATACTGAGACATAACAGACTTGCGCAGCTTGCGAGAGCGCTGCCAGCCCCCTGGAAAATGGACCAAACTATCACCATCAATGACAGTATCAGAACCCACTTCCTTCACAAAATGTGATTTGCCACCACCACTGTAACATAACACAACACCACCAGGGCGGGCATTGTCCATCACACACCTAGGCACACCCCTATCGGAAACCGAATGCCCACCAGCACTATCGTACACAACTGAACCCTCAGGCTTCATCACCTTTTTCTGGTTGTCTGCAAATAACCTAGTATCCAGAACACTAGCAAGATCTTGCGACACCAAGTCAGACCACAAATGTTCAGGCAGAACACCGTTGAATGAGTGATCATGCCAAAGTTTGAAGTCACCCAAAGACAAAAACCCATTTTTATATAGCTGCCACAGATACACATACTCATTCTCACACAGCCGAGGACCAGTGACAGACACAAACCAATTATCAAGGGGCCGTAGCACACCAAAAGCATCATAGCGCCAGCCCATGCAGCGGCGGGAAGCACAAGAAAAATCTAATTGGACACCAGCCTGACCACCTCATGCAGAACTACCCGTAGTACCCCCAGTTAGAGCACTAACAACCGTGGCACCAGAACCAGAGTCGATGGTGGCCGGTGCCCCCCCGATGTCAGATGAGGCGGCGGTGCTGGCTGCAGTTGTTGCCACAGAACCAGTGGAACTATCCTGCCCCACAGACACTAAGCCCAATAACGCCATCTTCGCACCAAGTGAACCAAACCCACGCCAATTCTGCGCCATTATGTCGAACCCACTGGTGGGAGGGGTGCCTCCGGCGAGGCCCGCAAGACCACGGGTTGGGAGCACCTTGAGTTGCAGGTACCTACCAGGCAAGCAAGCCAACAACCGCCTACAATCAACGTCATTACCAACCAAGACTTCAGCAGCAGTAGGAACCGCAGGTGAAAAATCCGGCATGCACCTGTTGAATGCAAGGCCCGCATTGCCGTTGCAGTAAACACCAGCGTAACTTGACACCTGCGCAGCAGCATCAAGCCGAGGAGCAAGCACTGCCGTGGGGCTCCTTGGCCACATGACCACGGCACCTAGTGTAGTGTACAGTGATTCAAACTGGCCATTCGAACTAAAAATGTTGCGTTGGGCACATATGGTACCATCCAACACGTTACCAGCGGACCACTGTGCAGCAAGCCCATCACTATACCACCAATGGCGCAGCGAAACAATTCTAGGCAAGCCATAGACACAACTAGGAGTAGCAACACTATGCCGAAACACAGCAAACTCACTCGTGGCTGTGGCGCCCAAGTCAGCATCAAAGTACTGCATTTTCCGCGACCACATGGCTGTGAGGCCGCATACTTGCAGCAACCACGCAGACAATCCCACAGCATCAGCACGTGTAATTGAATCAGCGATGGGCATTGTGCAAAGATTGCCCCTATTCTGCTGAAACAAACGGCCAAGGATGGTGGGCTGGACGTCAAAAACGCCTCCGACCACACTAGACGTGCCCAACACCACACTGTCAAGAAAGGGGTGGAAACAGACTTCCTTCGTATACTTAGAACGATGGGGATCACCCCACAAAGTGTAGGCGTAGTTAGGAAGCTCATAGCCCATAGTTTTTCCGGACCATTTTAAAATCCCTTTCACAAGGTCACGGTGCACTGCCACCATGGTGCCATTCTGTGCACAGCCACCCCGCGATATGTATGTGGAATAAACAGCATCAAAATCAACATTCCCCGTGTCCACAATACCCAGTGCCATATCACCAGCCATCCTACTGTTCCCGTGGAGATGCGTAGCCTGGTTTGAGGCACACCGCAATGCAACCGCGGGGAAATACATGCGCTTTAACAGCTCACTAGCGTCGAGCGTGGACAGTATCTTTGTAACGGCCGAAGTGTTACCTAACGAAATGGACGCATTGCCCGCGTTACCGAGAAAAGTGCCAGCGCCTGAACACACAGCATAGACAAAGTCACCATAGATACCATCAGCAGGCATCGCACCATCGCAATTGTAAGTTTGCCGGCTGGGAAAATGTCTGGCTTCAATCTCGAACGCCTGTTCAGGAATCAACCCAAACAACACCTCAAAATTGCCGCTAGCAGCCCCCAGTTCACGGCCCAAGGCACAGAATTGGTCACTGCTGATAAAACGTTCCGCATCTGCAGGCACCCGGTTACCACCCCAACCAACCACATACCGATTGATCAGGGCATTGTTAGCCAGTATGCCATTGTTCTGCAGCATGCTCCTGAACCGCCGCACTGTGTTAATGGAACCCAACACAATCTGGTTGTTACCAGCTTGCATGACGATCAACAACTCAGCAATTGCGGCGGTGACATCGGCATTGCCAGGCATAAGGACATCGCCATCACCGCCCCAAACAGCCGGGTTTGGCTCAGCCTGCAACGCCAAGTACAGAACGCGAAAAATACGCAGCCAAATGCGGCTGTACAGGCTTGCCTCACCAAAATAGAAACGCTGGTTTAGGGGGGTGGGGAGGCAAGTGACCTCAGGACCCAAGAACTGCACACGCCTTGCCCACATCTCATACCCTTCATCAAAACCAGCAGCATCGCCCGTGCACCGCAGAACATACTTGAATGCATCAACGACATCTGCGACGGTGAGGGCTTGCGCAGCATTGTAGTTTGCGATGTTTGAGGGTGATCCAAAAACCGCCAACGTGATGCTGCCAGCAACACGGCCACCAACACCTGGCTTCCCACCCTGACGCAAACTATCAGCCAACGAAACGGTTGGCTGGCATGCACGCCAGATGGCAATGGTAGCAGCACGTGTATAGCTGTCACTGTGGGCATGCTTAAACATGCACAGCGGATTGTCCAACACCCCAATCGCGCCACCAACACGGTTAATCCAAGCATCGTGATTCCCGTTTGCAGGCGTGCGGTTCCACCAAATGGTGCTGCCATCAGTGGGAGCAAAATTGTTGGGCAAGGCCGTAAAATTCCAACCGTTAGCTACTGCCTCCAAAAGGCAGAACAACCTAAAATAAAGCAAGCGGTAGGAAGGGCAGGAATCCACAAACCCCTCAAACATACCAGAAATCGCCTTGGACTGGGCCGAGGTGGCACCAGGCAACACACTGAGCAAATTCTTGCTCTGCACATCACCCATGGTGCTAGCCGTAGGACCTGGGACTAAGCCAGTAGTGCCGAGGATTCGGCTGGGGCAATCACCCAAAACTGGATTGGAGTGCGAAATCAATGCACCCACTCCGCCAACCAGGGTAGAGGTAGAGCTCGTAGCAACTTCAGCCGGCAAGATGTACTCAACGTTGCGTGCGGTGGACTGCACAACATAAGCACCGAAACGACGGGATTCGAGAGCTGTTGGCAACAGTCCAGCTAAAGTGTCATGGGTATTTGGCCCCCCTTTACCCTGAGCAATAGGCGCGCCGCCATAAATATGCTCAAATGTAAGGGAGTCCTTGTCAACACCAACCGTAGGTAGAGTTTTGTAAACTGTAGTCATATTCCAGGGAAGTAGTGCCTGAAAAATTCACTGCTACAAAGGACAATGCTTACCTGTAGCTGGTGCCCCGGTCTTCAAGACCTGGAGGTGGACTATCCCTTCACCCCTGTACCTTATCGGGCCAAGCCAACAAGTCTTTAGGGATGCCTGCCGTCTAGTCTCTGAGACTGGCGGTGTCAAAACACGTCCAGCCGCGGATTGGGAGCCGTCACCGACTCCTTTCCCGGGGAACCTCCAAGGGATCCCACACCAAGTCGCTACTCTGTAACCCTATAACGGGATAATGCCCAAAAGTTCAGACATTTTTACACATTTTGCTCCACGAGGTGCCTCATATGGCAGAAGCTAATGCAGGCTGCAACTCGGTTGCGCCGCCCAACACCCCCAATGATGTGACCAACACCACTGGGCCCATGGCTCAATACCGATCCTTTATACTCCGGTCTTTAAGTACTGAGTCATCCAGCATGCCATTACAGCTACTGGCGTGAGGTGCCTAAGCATTTATCCCCACGGGGGACCCATTCCAGTCAGGAGTAGCCAAGTACATCCACACACCTTGACCCATCACAGATCGCATGCTTCATCGCAGAGACATTCTCCCAACCGTCCCCTCACCAAAGATCACGCACCTGGCAATGACCTGTGGCTCGGTAAGCCAACACGGCAAGTACGGGAGGACATGGAGTCGTTGTCCCCAAAGTCCAGCTCGCGAACCACACAGAATTAAAACCCTCAGCACAATCCTTCAGCACACTTCAACGCAAGTAGAGCCGTGTATTCAGAGCACTAGTGCTCGTCATCCACACGGTTGCTTACGCATCCATGAGCCTCCAGAGAGATACCGAATAGGCAACCCCATGAAGAACGCGAACCAAAAACTTGGCTCCGTACCGCAAAA